AGCCGCCGTACCTAGAGATGCACCGTCTGAGGCATCGGGCACAAACGCTGTGGTAGCCGTGATCGTTGTTCCCTGAATGGTGCTAGACCCTGTAATTGCACCGTCTACTTGTAGCGTAGACGCCATGTCTACAGCACCGTCAATGTCTACCACATCTAAGTTTGCAGTACCTTCAACATCTATAGCGCCTGAAATATCTAATGTAGCCGCATCCAATTCACCCGTAAGCGTAATATTTCTAAAGCCTGTAATATCTTTGTTGCTATCTACCACAACCGCTTTAGATGCTGCCACCGTACCGGCAGTAACTCCGTCTATCGTTTCAAGTTCTGCTTCGTTAATAACAGCACTGCCGATAGTAAATCCTGTTCCTGTAACAACTCCTGACGAAGTAATTGCACCTGATGCAACCGTTCCCAGCCCAGTTACATTGCCGCTTGTATCAAAGGTATAGTTTCCGTCTGTAAAGACACCGTCAATTGTTAAATTTCTAAACGTACCTATATCTTTATTACTATCTACTACAACCGCCTTAGAGGCTGCTACAGTTCCAGCGGTTATGCCGTCAAGCATTTCTAGCTCGGCTTCTGTTAACTCTGCGCCTGAGCCTAGCGTAAGTGTCCCTGTTACCGTCAGGTTGTCATTAACTGTTACTTCTGATGTGGTGTGACCTATTGAAACTGGAACGCCTGACGTAGCGGTTCCTATGGTAATTCCGTTTGAAGTGTTGGAATTATCTATGTTTAGTGTAGCTGTAGCGTCCAGTGAAAGATTGGAGCCGTCTACATTGAAGGTTCCAGCTACAGCCGTATTGTCTAGGTTGGTGGTTCCATCTACATCTAAGTCGCCGTTAAGGTCGGCATTGCCAGCTACAGTAATAGTGCTCGAAAGATCTACTGCACCATTTATGTCTATGGTAGTAGCGTTAATTTCAATTTCAGTGTCAGACACTAAGTCAAGGACACCATCCGCAGATTGGTGGATATACGTCCCTGAGTCGCCAAACTGAAACTGGTTTGTTCCGTTAAGCTGTATACCTGTGTCAGCTTCGTGAACTAGGCTTACATCTTGGTCGTCTCCAAAATAAATAACCCCAGCATCTGCTAAGAATAGGTCACTAAACTCAAGAGAGCTTGTACCTAGCGCAGCGCCGTCCGAAGCGTCTGGTACAAACGCTGTGGTTGCTGTAATCGTCGTGCCTTGAATGGTACTAGAGCCTGTTATTGCACCATCGACCTGCAACGTAGATGCCATATCAACGGCACCATCGATATCCACTACGTCTAAGTTGGTGGTCCCGTCTACGTCTAGGTCCCCATTAAGATCAGCATTGCCAGCTACAGTCAATGTAGATGACATATCTACGGTGCCGTTTACGTCTATTGCTGTAGCCTGAAGATCAATTTCATCTGTTGCGGCAATAGACAAGACCGTTGCTGATGAAGCGGCTATGCGTTGCGACGAGTCAAAAAACTGCAACTGGCGCGTGCTGTTTAGCAGGAGGCCGGTGTCAGCAACATGAGTTAGTGTTACGTCGGTGTCTGCACCAAAGCCAAGAACAGCAGCGTCTGACTTGAGGGTAAGGTCATCGCCAACGATTGCATCAGTCCCGACCGTCAAGCTTGTCATTAACTCTAGGTCAGCAAACGCATCTAGTACCGCAGCGCCCGATCCTGCACCATCAGTAAAGACTGCTGCAATGTTTCCGTTGCCAATAGTAATGTTGGCGCCAGAGCCCTGACTAATAATGATGTTTTGAGATCCGCTTGTAGCGTTCTCAATAAGCCACAGTTTGTTTACGGTGTTAGGTGCAATGGTGATCGTGCAGGCAGAGTCTAATGTTCCTGTATACTTAAGGAAGATTGCACGGCCTTCATCAGCAGCGCCATCTGCTAACGTCGTAGTATGAGTGTTGGCATTCGTAACAATTGCTTCTGTACCAGAACCAAACGCATCAGCAATCAACTCAAGATTGGTGTTGGTTGAAGCTCCCCATGTGCCTTCTTCGTCACCAGTGGCGATTTCTTTTAGGCGCAGGTTATTAACATATGTTGCCATTATTTAACCCTTACAATTGCATTTTGTGAGTCAGCAGTTGGAAATTCCACCGTAAAAGTTCCGCTAGAAACCTCTTTGTCGATTCCAAAGTCCAGCACAGCTACAGCACGGTTTCCGTTTGTACTGTTATAAATTAATGCGCCCCTTACTGTGAACGAGGCGCTTGTCCAAGCACTGTTTGAAAAGTCCGCAAACCCTACGCCACCAGAAGTTGTTGGGTCTACATTGGTTAGTGTGTTGCCACCGGCAGTATAATTTGTTCCCGATGAACTCACTTCATTCGTTGTTGAGTACACAGTTGTTGATGAATCTAAAGTTGCATCACTTGTATAGAGGGCAATCTTAAAGGTGTTTCCACCAGAAGCAGAAAAGTTGTGCAAACCTTTTAAAACTTCGCTTTTAAAAGAATTGCATACAGATTGCGTAATAGCCATTCCTATACCCTAGGCACCCGTATGGTGCCATCTCTGTATTCGTCTACTGTCATGCGCCCTTCTGCCTGAGTCTTAAGCAGCCCAATCGCTTCTTGGTACCTTTGTGTGTACAGGTTCATCATGTCTGCGTCACCCTTCATGTAAGTGTACGCTTCAATCAATGCACCATAAAGCAGGGCGCTATCAGCGTTTGTTCCTAGCCATGTGGTTGATGCTGTAACAATGCTCGCAGGCTTGTAAAAATAATTTAACCTGTACGCAGAAGTTGCGCTTGGTGACGGACCTAGTACAAAGTTTGTGCTGTCATAAATTGCGTAATGCTTAGGAAATCCTTTTACGGAATCATCAGGATAAGCCTGAGACATAAAGTTATAGTCTTTATTAATTAAAAAGACTTGATCGCTCGTTGAGTTGGTAACCTCAAACGAAAGCGGCGCCAAAAGATCTGACGGAAAGGTTAAATACTTGCTTGAAGTTGACAGGCTTCCTGTAGTTATTTTTCTGCTAACAGGAAGGTTTACAGAACGATAAATGCGGTCTTCAGCTTGTTTAACAAAGGTAGGAATATTTGTTACAAAAGTGCTTTCCGTGTTCTGACAATAAGCTTTTATCGCGGCAACTAGTTCTGTATAAGTCATGAAATAGCAATAGTTACGGTGCCGACACTGGACTGTGTAGTCAGGTTAGCATCAATGTTTGCGTTTCCGCTACCAACTGGATCGAAGGCAAACATGCCACGACTTTTAGTTAGCGATGCGTCAGGTCTTGGATTTCTAAGGGATTGCGGGTCCGTGTAATCCCCAAGTTTGCCTAAAAAATTTTGTGGCTGGTCTTTGTCCCAAACATCTTTACCAACTAATAAACCAGTTTTTACACCTGCACGAAACTCAGGTTTTAAATCAGAAAGTTTGTATCTAAATCCTGTACGATCACAAAATCCAAAAGCATATTTGCCGTTCGCGTATCTGCCCATTAAACGCTCCCATACCCACCGGGCACGAATCTAACAGAAGATCTGTCGCGGTCTTCTGACTGTGCAAGATCCCACTGAAACTCATACTCTGCCTTTAGGTCAGCCATTCTGTTGTTGGCTTGTGGATACTTCATGGACAGTTGGTACGCTAGGCCAGCCACCATACAAGGCAAAAAGCGAAACGGTGCATCCATTGTGTATTCACCGTCGTGGCCTACGTCTTCAATTCTCCGAAGCTTTTGGTAAGCAAACGTGTAGGCTTCATCAGGTGTAGGCCAAAAGTAAGCAACCGGAGCAGCGCGTTGCTTATCAATGTAAATATTTACAGGTCTACCGGATGTGTTTTTGTTAGGCAGGCTTGAATACTGAGACACGCTGATACGACTAAGCTGTTCGTCGTTTTGCGTAGCGCCGGACCCTGTTCTGATCCAATGCTCAATAATATCAATTGTATCAGTGGGCAGTGTCAGCGTAGCTGTGTCTGCTGTTAACGATGTTGATACTTGCTCAACAGTCCAGAAGTTTATGCCTCGGTTTGCCCACTCAATCGTTAATAAATTTAACGAACGAGTAGCAGTCTTTAGGTCGTAGCCAGTACGAAGCTGAAGACCGCAGCGCTCAAAGGCCTCTTCTGCAATCTCTGTAATGTCAAGATTAAACGTACTTGTGCTTGAGGTAGCCATCTATCCTCCCTTGGGTTAACCGTATTTTTTTTCCAAGACGAGAATAATTGTGTATCTGTCGCCACTACTGTGACCAACCGTAGTAAAAAGAACGTCGCCGTTTTTGCCGCCAGCAGCATTGTTCGTAAGCGACTGCATATTACTAAAGTCGTAGTGACCAGAACTGGAATCAGAAACGGTAAAACAAATTACGTTTGAGCTTGCATTCCAAAGAATGTCAACAGACATCCCTTCTAGGGCATAAAATATTTGTTGAATTTTTACTTCGGAGCAGGCTCTTTCTGTTCCCGGTTCTGCACTAAGCTCCGAAACATCTACTTTTGCAACCGCAGATTCGCCTGAGCCATCAGAAATATTTGTAAACTTCATGACGGCAACTCTGGGGCCATCAGAAAGTGTTTGTGATGTTACTGCATCAGCCATGTTGTTTTCCGGTGAAAGACCGGGGCCACCCACTCAAGGCAGGTGACCCCATCTATTAATTACGACTGATCTGTAAACGCAGGTGCGTCTGCGCCTTCAGTGTTACCCCAGATAATCCAGTTCGTGGAATCCTTTGCTACGATGTTGATCTCCATAAGACCAAAATCTGTAAGGGTCAAGATTGAGTTGGAGTTACCATCTGCGTACACAGACACGTTGTCTGCGTTGGAATCTAGATGAATAACACCACCGATGAAGAAATTAGCATCAGCACCAGTATCAAAAATCAGATTCTCTGTTTCTTCTGCTGCGCCACCGTAAATAAATTTAAATGCTACGCCAGCAGAAGGGCTTGGCAGCGTTAGTGTGCGGTTACCGCCAAGGGCTGGAACTACAACAACCCTGCCACCATGGGTAGCAGCGGTCAACGTGGTGTCAGCGTCTGACAAGGTTACGGGTGAAACTTGCATACCCGAACCATCAAGCGTAAAGGAGGTTGTAAAGGCGCCGGTCGTTGCGTTTTTAGAAACTACTTCAAAGCCGTTCTCTGACCGAACTGCACCACTAAAAGTTGTATTAGCCACAAGAGTACCCTCTTACGAAAGGATTTGTTTTGGGGTCTTCGTAAGTGTCTGCCGGGGCAGTCGCCCAAAACTTTAATAAA